TGATGCTGACTATACATAGCCGCACCGCGGAAAAGTTTCCGACTTCTACAATAGAAGTGTGAGACTGAATCTCACCCTAACGGCTAAACCGTAAGGATGAGTTGATCTCACATCGAAATAATTCGATTTGGAACACTTTAAGCGGTTTAGCTTGTTTTAATTTCTTATCAGGACAATTTATGCATACTAAATTCATAATATCTTAACCTAAGATAGTTGAATTGCACCATAATAATGGCATTGTCTTTGCTTTGGATAAGCATCTCACGCATCGGACACGGAGATCTTTATTTCTTAAAAAGAAATTATGCACCCGGTGGGTATGTATTTTGAAATACACGTGGGGTACATAAAAAGAATATGGGTTGAAAATCAACTCCAGCTGCATAATATACAGCAACTTGCGGCCATGCAGCAGTAGCTGCAAAAGTCGTAATAGAATTGAAAAATCTTGTGCGAAACACAACCTCATCAAAAATCTGTAATTCAGTAGAGGGATCTCTATTTCGAACAGTTTTAAAGGCTTGTGTAAAGCGGGAATTGGAATATTGTGGAACATTAACAGATAATGCTGCTTGAGTAGCATAATTAGTTAAAGACATTCCTTCTTGTCCACGAGCAGTGAACGGGCCAGGAATATTCCTAATGGCCAAGCGAGGAACTTCACCTAAAAGTAAAGCACTCGCATACTCCTGTTTACCATTACGATTACCAGAAGAAGGAGCGACTAAAGGAGTCTCATAAAGACGAGAAGCTGTAACTTCTGGAATAGGAGCAGTTGTGGTACTTAAAAGATTGAAATGCAAATTAGTGCTACCACGAACACCTACAAAACAATTTATCGTCCAATCTATTGGATGATTTGTATTAAAAGCATATGGTACAGGTGCAGCAGATATAGTTGCAAAGTTATAAGCATAAGCATTACGCCCAGTACCTAAAGGATACCTCCAATATCCATTAACAGTAGATAAAAAACCAGCAGCACTAACTGTTGTTGGCGATCCAATATACTGAATACAAGATAAAGAAGACCTATGTAATAATGGTCTAATAGATGCATGTGTTTCACCAGTAGTTATTGAAGATATTTGAGCATCCACCGAATGCTGTTTATTATCAATAGCAATTTTATTTTCCACCTCAGAAGATTGAATAACTCCTGTAGGATCAGAAATAGTCCAACTTAATGCAATCTCTGTTGGAGCAGCAAATGTAAAATCATCACCAGCACGTACATAACCTAAAATATCAATTTGAGGTGACGCAGCTGGTCCTGTTAAAACATTTTGAACACGAATAGTAATTGAACCATTATGGTAACTACTATCATATGTATAAACTGGTACAGCACCATTACTCAAAATAGAAGTTGATCTATTAGTAGACAAATATGGAGTAGTAGCTTTATATGGAACTATAAATTCTACCTCATCCTCCAATTGTAAATCTACAATACGAGTCAATGTCGTAGTCTCATTATCAGCTGTAGTAACATTAGAACCAGTAGGATCCCAAGAAATAAGCAATCTACCAGTATGATACTTTGTTTTAATAAATCGAAATTTATAAATTAAAGAACCACGCCAATAACGATACATTTCCGAAAAATGACTAACTGGTGGACATGTATACACAGAACCTGAGTTAATTAAATACCCAGGAGCAACAAGTGCTGACCATAAAAGTGTATCAGCAGCTTGAGAACCACTCCATAAAGTACCTAATATAAAACTTTCTCTCGTCAAAAGATTAGAAAAAGCCAATGGATCATCTTCATCAACTCCTGCAACAGTTGGACTAATAGTGACCTCATTCTTTGGATCTAATGTAAGCTTATCTATAGGCATACGTGTTTCTGAATTAGCGAAAGCATGAAATGTTTTAGGTTGAAAACCATGAACATCATCAATAATAGGCGGGTTGGAATATCCAAACAACCGCGCTATACTTGATATAGCTCTTGCTCCAATACTAGTAGCATTAGCAAAAGGACCTATAACAGGAACATTTACCAACTTTGCTGCTATATTAGCAGCAGCAGTAGATGGTCCTGAAATAGTCCCCGATGAAGTTTCATATTCATCAGATTGCAATGCAAGTTTTGTAGTAGGTCCCATTAATTGAACCTCTTCAGCCCAGGCATAAACAGAAACATTCACACCCGCACCGGCAACACCATTAGCAGAACGTAAATTTGCATATTGCAAAATTTGTAATTGTCCCATCGCTGAAAACTCAAAATTGGTAGTAAGATCTAACCAATTTTTCGGCCATAAAAATGGTAAAACCATCTCAGCAGAGGACATATTCTGTGGTTCTAAATATAAACCTGGTGTTTGAGAAAAAGGAACTTGATCTGCTACATTTACATAGTCAGATCGTTCATCACCAAGAGGAAAATAACAAGCTCGTAAACTACCATAATAAAAAGGAGAAGCATTTAAAATAAATTTTAAATGCAACTTACATTGAATTCTGGCATAATTGTCAATTTTCTTCTTTATATGAACATCATTAAAAAATAAGTCCCAGGGGCTATATGTTTGTTGATAAAAAGTGCTTTCCTGCCAAATAAAATTGATAATTCTAACTGGTCGACTCAAAAAAGAGCCTAAACCTGCTAAAGTATCAGAATCAGCATCATAATCACCATTAGACATATTACCCATATAAATTTGCTCTGAAAGAGCATCATCTTTAAACTGAATATTTTCAGCTTGAGTAACAGATTCAGAAGTATTTTCTGTATCTGTCACTTCCTCAGATTGAACACAAAGTTCATCTGCCATCCATGTGCATCTAAAACATGCACATGGGGATTCGGTATTTTCTGATTTTTGATTACTAGATATAGAGGTAATCAGTTCCTCCTCCATATCATTATTGTAACAATTGTGTAAAAAATTTCCGGAATTATAAAATCCCCACGATTTATCTTCCATTGTCGTGAGTAGGGGTGGTAATAGGGGTTAACATCCTATCTGTAAATACAGACTTTTGGGAACACCAATGTGAACCTCGCGTACATCCCATCTCCCAAGTTTACCAGACTTTAGGATAGGTAACTATGTAACTTACGTCTACATTTTGGTTTAAAGGACCTTATAGATTAGGCCCAAATTTAAGATTACCACTTAAATCTAATATCACGTGAAGCTTCCTTATAATCAATAATCATATTATCAAAATCTGGAAAATCACGAACAACATAAGGTTGTAATCCTTTTTTAGCAATTACTTCTAAAAACATAGAACGTTTTTCCTCAAAAACCGTTCTACCATAATAAAAATACTCACCTAAAGCATTATATATCAGATCAACAGCTTGCCTTTCAGGACAAACTACTTTACTGGGTAAACATTTAGTAAGCATCTTAGCAATAGAATCTTCTTCTAATTGAGCAACATGAGCATTCAACTCAGATTCCCAACGCCAAGCACGCTTCAAAAAACTAATTTGATTAATATTAATAAAAGGTATACTCACTGACTCCTTATCAGCCATAGTATACTTTACACCAATCTTCTCCATCTCAGCTTGAATAATAGTATGATCAAAATTCTTTGCGAGTTGTGAAACTCCCATAGTATTATCATCACCATACGTTATTAAATGAACTTGTTTCTTAAAAAGTGATAAAATATTACCACCTTTAACCCAAGCATAACGCATGTACATAGCATTTACCATCGAATTAATAATTACAGTTAATGGGTGACCTGAAGGATTAGATCCCCAAAATTCAACCAAATCACCGTTCATATTACATAAAGGAAAAGCAGTATCAGCTCCAATACAAGAAACTATACAACGATCCTTTTCAGACCAACCAGCTTTTGTAATAATTATATCTATAACTTTAAAAGCAGCTAAAATCCATTGCGCACTCATTCTCTTATCAAATTTAGAGAAATCGCCTGCAATCATACGATCTTTACCAAAATAAGTCAAATAACGATACATTTCTTCCCACTCCATAGAAGTAGCATTAGTACCAGGAGCAGCTTCAAAAGTATATTTATTATTTTGTAATACTCTAACAAAAGTTAAAAGATATTTACGCATAACAAATGACCAATCAGCTGGAGCACCTAGAAAAACTCTAGTAGCACCTGATTCTATTTTAGAAAACTTAGTTGGTTCATCTTTTAGATGAGCCATAAAAACAGGCATATAACGTTGACCAGTTTCATATTTTGAAATTATTCTATTTACACGATTGTAAAAAGAATCATCAAAATCAACTGCATCATTCCAGATTTCCTCCTGATGAGGTTCTGTCATAAAGAATTTCTTCTTCTTATTATATGGCCATCCCATAGAAGTGTTACGATTCATCTTATCAACATACTTAACACCAGGAATACCATTAACTGTAGCTAAATCTGAAAGAATTATCATTTCTGCCAAATCTTCAGCATTTAGTTCAGATAAAATATCACTAGCATAAGCTTGAACACAATCATCAATAACACTTTGTTCAGCTTGAAAAGTTTGCTGAACTATATCAGTTGTTGCCAAATGCCAAGGTTTATAACCAGACATAACAGGCTTATCAGTCTTTATCTGATAACCACGCTCCACCATTTCATCACAAATATGTGTTTTCATAACTTTAGAAGAATGACTAGGTCTCCAACCTGGAAAACTTCCATAAGCATAACCAACTCCTTCTTCAATAAAACGAACTGGAGCTTTATAATGTATTGGATCCAATAAAACTGGTTTATCTTGTGGGTCACATAAATATGGAGCACCACTTTGCACCATTGGTTCACCAAAATGCAATAAAGCCAAATCTACTTGTGTACGAGAAATTTGTACACTTTGACTTAAATTATTAGAACCACCTAAAATATGTAGTCCTAAAATATGAGGTCCTTGAGGTGTATTCCCAACTAATGGAGCACCACAATCACCTTTAACAGTATTATAAGTACCAACACATTTCCAAGTAGAAAAAGTGCCAGTAACTTTTGGATCAGAAATAGATTGCATAACATGTTGAATACCCTTAACAGGCATCTTAGTTATTTGACCTAATTCATTACGAAAAATCTTAGTACCATTACAAACAGTACGAAAAGATTCACCAGGAATACAATCAATAAGATTAGATTTTGGTGGCATATTATTCAAACGAAAGAAAACTAATTCTGAGTTTGGTATGCGTAACAAATCACGTTGAACTAACTTAATAACAAAATTTCCGTTAATTCCATCACCAATAGGCATTGAAATAATTTCAGCTTGAATATCAGCATAATCACAAATATTGTGACTAGTAGTGACACATAAATGTCCACCTAAACATAAAATACGCCCAGGTCTATGAACAGCCATACCTTTATCATTTATATAATTAAATTTAGCAAAAAAAACATTCTTTGCAATACGATCAACTACATCATTAAAAGGTAAAGCTTTCCAAGATGCCGCTAATCTACCAACATCAAAAGATGATGGTTCATATTCATCTCGAAACCAAGGATTAGGTTTTTCATCTTGAGTGGTTAAAATACCACCTGAAACAGAAGAACCTTGAATTCCTAAATTATTCCAAGAATTATACAATTTATATATACCAATCATTAATGGTATAGCAGTAACTGCTGCCAATAACATTTTATTGCCAGTAACACCAGCAAGACGGGCTTTTTCACCCTGTTCATAAAAGAACTCTTTCATCATAGTTTGTTCCATAGATAATCGTTCTGAAGCAGTAACTCCAACCTCAATTAATTTCTTCTGAACTTCCTCTAACTTACAAACTTGTTGTTTAACAAATTTCTTACTAAAAATTTTCACTCCTGCAATAGGAGCAATCAAATTAGTAGCTTTCTTTTTCATAAAATTGTAAGCCATTCTTTTCCCACAATCAACAATACATTGCGTAATGTACTCTTGTATTTTAGGAGCATAATGGTAACAACCCAATGTAAGTCCAGCAGTTAAAGCATAAGGCATAGCAGGTGCTACATAATTTACAATTTCAGAAGATTGAACTTCACAAGTACAATTTTCCACCAAAGTATAACAACCTTTACAAATTTGCATATTTTCAAGGTCACGCTTACTTTCTCGAACTATAACTTGATTCCGAGTATGTTCCATAGAAACTCTACCCAAAAAACGAAATAATTCAAAAATATCAACATCATGCATAATCATTCTAAGTTCACAACCTTGGGGAACATTTTCATGTTCAACAGGACGTGCAACTATTTTCTCAACCTTAAATTCCCAATAATTTGGAATAGGATCAGTACACAAATAAGTCTTAGAAGAATCTAACATACGATCAAAAGGAACAGGAGGTATAATCCCATTAACTTCAACAGCATATTCAGATTTTACACTAGGTGTAATAACATAAGGTAATCTTCTTCTTATAGCCAATTCGCTACAATAATAAACACCAGCGTTAAGATTCTTAACGTTAGTGGTAGCTGTAACTAACTTTGGACAAACAGGAGTTTTTCCTTTATCATCAATATCAGCCTGAGGAGGACAAAATGATACAAAATTAATAATTTGTAAAACTTCATCCAAACTCATATCATCTCCCAAATTAGGATTTCGAGCTCCAATATCGTCTAAACGAATAGCCCACATTGAGGTAGAAAAACCTGACCAATGCTTATCAGAGAAACAACGAGTATAAGTAAAATCATCACCCAAAGGTAAATCATGAACCTTAGCAAAGAAAGTCTCAATAGCATTACTAATGGTAGTTTTACCAATACTAGATCCACCAAAAAGTAATACGGCAAAAGGTGCGTCACGAGTTCTACGAGCAGCACTTTTAGTCATATACGAACATTTAAGTAATCGTAAATCACTTAAAAATTTCTTTGCAGATGTTTTTGCACTAGCATCAAGATCTACAGAATATTTAATAATAGCTTCTCCTTTTTCAAGAGCACTATCCATACGAGAAACAAATTCGTGTATTTGAATATCAAATAAATCAGGATTTTGTAACTTTTGAGACATTTCTTTTAAAGCATAAACCTCATCTATCCACTTAGAATATTCAGTTCCAGTATGTAAAATAGGTTGCCAAGAACCGGTTCTATGAACATCAAAAAGACGTTCCATAATATATAGAACACCATCACAAATAGAACCCAACATTCCAAAACTGGAATTATGAGTTCTACGTGAAGCTTCAGCTTCAGCTTTTGAAAAAAAACATTTTTCATAAGAAATACCAAAACGTAAAAGTAATGATGTTCCTAATATATAATGAAATATAGAAACAAGTTTCTTAACAAGTGGATGAGTTTTAAATTTTTCCCAATTAGTAAAATACTCACGTATTTTAGCAAAAGGATTAGAAGATTCCGAATTCTCAGAAACTTCTTCACTTTGAACAGTATTAAAAATATCTTTAAATTTTTCTACTATCCACATAATTTGACTACTAGTAGTCTTACCAGTTATAGCCTTAATAAAAAGACTAAGAATAGAAATTAATAAACCAGGTTTTGAAAAAACACCTGGTGTAGTAAGAATCTTAAAAAGATCTAAAGTACACTCAAAAATATAAAATTGAGGTGATTCTAAAACCTTTCCAAGTTGAAAACTTTGTTGATCTTCACTTTGAACAACAGATGTATTTAAAACATCTCTTTCACATTCACTAATGTGAGAATAAGTTGGTAACATAATCTTTTTAACAGGATTAAGTTTACGCAACAACAACATAGCTTGAACGCGTTTGCGTAAGCGTTTTACAACAACATTGTTGTAATGAAAAGCATGTGAATCATTCTTTGATGATTGAATAGAAGTCATTATGTTAAAATCGGTTATTATTATAATATATTGTAGTTCTGGTTTGTAAAAGGTGTATTATTTCTCCCAACCAAGGGATACCCATTGCAATGCAATGGGAACATACTCTTGAGACTTTTACTCTAGAGCAATATAATATAAAAATTACTAATGTAATCTCTTAATTTACTTATAAACCCTCGGCTGCAACTGCAGCTGTAATTTATAATATTTTCACGATTCGCGTCGTCCTTAAGCGGAACGGAGAGGCGTTTGCAATATTTGTAAATCAGTGTGTCGGTGTAAACCATTTTACACTTTTATAATTATAAAAGTTCGCTATCACGATTTTAATTATTGTTATACACTTCGTTAAATGAAGAAATATGAATAGAAATATATAACTTTTTATTTGATAAAGTTTATAATTTTTGTTTTGTTTTTAAAATAAAATATACTATTTAAAAATTAGAGCTATCGATCGATATAAATGTAAGTCAAAGACTTTATGATATATCTAGATAGGTAATAAATAGTGAACGTGTTTTACTTCCAACTAGGAAGATAGATTTAAAGTTTCTATAAACTATAATATAAAAAGTTGTTTAAATAGTATGCCTCGTCGAGAGGTAATAAATACTTAGAGGATATTTAAACAATAAACAACACTAGGGGTCAGTCCTAACAACTGACAAATAAAAATATATAAGATGTGAATATTATCGATTTCAAACGTGTGAAATAAAACGTAGTAGATTGATCTACATTTTGTTAAGATACTAATTCGGTACGTAAGCCATATGGGCCATTGAATTAAAGCGAGTAAACGCTCAATTCAATACTCAAAGGGTACGTAAGCGATACTAGCCATCTAAAACAAAATGTGGGAAAAATTTCC